CGATCAAAGTAAGCCAATTCACCTGGACTAAATAATTCAGGATGTTTTAAAGCTTCTTTAACTAGCTTTTTCTTTTTCATCAGGACACAGTTTTGAAGTATCCAGCAGGAAGTTGTTGGCCGTATTGAGGACCCATGAAGAAACCTGCGTTACCCATGGGAATCATGCCAGGCATTAAATTGGCCTGACGAAATTGAATATCAATTGCACCTTCACGACCAGGTTGATCCTTTGGAAACACACGAGCCGGTGCTTGCTGCAAAGGGTTCAGCTGTGGACCACCAACTGGAGCTTGGCGACGTTGTTGAGGAATTACAAAATCGGCACCGAATGGATTGCCGGCCATTTGCATGCCTGCTGTATTACCTAAAAAACCGCCATAGAACTGAGACATTTCTTAGTCCTCTAAAACTTCGTATCCACTTGCTTCATTCAGTTTACTCAATACAACTCCATCTCCCTTCAAATTCCATTCAAGAATATCTCCTTCTTCCCAGCCAAGCTCTTCTATGATTTCTTCCGGGAAAACGATGAACAAATCTCCGTTGTCGTCTTCCTGAACTTCAAGGATGTAACTCATTTTGACAGAATCTTTTCCATGAGTTTATCAAGCTTATCGTTGATTTGTCTAAAGTTATCATGCATTTCTTGGATCTCACGAAGGAAATCCACCTTTAGCACATAGTCCAAGGGCATGCGATTTATCTGGTCTTCCACAATATCGATGCGACGCTTTTGGGAAGAGATAAAATCCATGGCCCTCTGGATGCGTTCTTGTTGTCTTTCTAATATTCTATTAGCAACCCAGGAGCCACCGGTAACGGCAGATACGATAGCCGTTAAGCCGATCGCAACGTATTCTGGACCCACGACACAAAAAGCTTTTTTCTTATTTTAAGTTCAGTAATCGAGATGAAGTTTACCTTTACGCATTAGACCATTGATAAGCCAAACAAGTGCATCAACACAATCGTCGTGGCTGCTGACACCAAAATTTGTAAGCTCTTCAAACATGGCTGTGAAATTACGATAGCGATTAAAGATAATCTTTCGGTCTTCAAACATACCCATACACCCACGGAAGCGAGCAAGTTTATCAGCCCTAAAACCTTTCACGGCATGCCAATTCAAGTTATAAAGTCCTTCATTATTTAAACAGATGCGTTTGAAGTCAGCCTCCAGGGAGGCCTGGTACTGTACCGCCTCGCTCCAGATATCACACGTTGAATAAGTAGGGAAGTAATTACCGCCTTCATCTCTGCCAAGCACTGACCAATCATTGAGTAGTTCTTTGAGGGCATCTAATTTCTCTAGGTTGCCCATGACTCGAATACGCCGGTAATCAATGATATGAATACGATCATCGATGCGGCCACCCAAGACCATCACGGTGTAATCATTCTTTTCTTTCGTGCCAGCGGATAGGTCAACCCCCACGCCAAGCATGTCGAATTCTGTAGAAATTTCTGCTTTAACAATTAGCTCAGGTGCAAGAGATAGCTCATTCTGTCGAATGATCTGATTCATGTACTGAAACGAAAAAGCAATAGGTGCTTGCCGTTTCTTTTCCTTGAGGTAGTCCAGTGACCACATGTCTGGCCAATAGGACTTTTCTTCTCCTGTTACGGGATCATTTTGAATTGCAGAAAGAACAATCTGTGTCCAATTGTTTTGTTCGTTGAATGTTGTGGAATGAATATCGTCATGTCTAAAGCGAGTACCAAGGCAGATCGCCCGTGCACCTTCAAACATCGTTGGTGCAATCACAGCATTCCAGTTATCCTGCATTGTTTTGCGAATGTCAGGATTAGAAATATCAGCAGCAGATTTAATGGCGTCATCAATCATCACAAGGTGAGAACGCTTAGAGGTCACCGAGCCTTTAAGACCTGCTGCGCAGAGCGTAAATTGTTCTTCACCCGTGGTATCAATACCAGCAAACTTGTGATCAATGGACCAGTACTCATTACTGGTTACGTTTTTAAGAAGTCTTACAGTTGGAAATACTTCTTGAAATCGTTTGCTTTCAATAATTCGTTTAATGGTTGCCGACTTGGAGCGAGCAATGTCAACCGTATAGGAAAGATAAAGAATTTGTAGAGGAAGCCTGGCTTGTGTATGGATGCCAATTGCCCAAGCAGTTAACAAACCAAGGACAGTGCTTTTTGCTGAACCACGGGGAGCAAGTAGATCGATGTTAGGACCAGCGATCTTAATTAAACAGTTGCTGTCCTGGTCCGTAACAAAGTGTCGATGCCATTCTTTATGGTGATCAGCCGGAGGTTTATCCGCTACATATTCACAGAAAAAACCAAAGTCTTCTCGTGCACGCTGCAATGTCTCAGCGTTACGCGGTAAACGAATTTGCTGCTTACGAGCTGCGGCTTTAGCGTTGCGGCGATGCGCTAAATGAACGTAAGCAGGCACGTTATTTACTCGGCAGGTTAATGAATACTAACCTACTTCTTTTCTTTTTGCTTCCTTTTGCCTTCTTGATACTTACGTGCTTTATCTAAGGCAGCTTTACGTTTTTCCTTGTCGGACATCTCAGTGCCATCTTCTTTTTTGGCTTCTTTTTTCTTGAGATACTCAAGAAACTGAGGAGGCATTTTACCTTTAGCCATCAGTAGCGTGCTCCACGAGTAGCGAGATCACGGGCGCGGTTGCGCTCAGCCATCATGCGTTGAAAGTCTTGGCCACCACCAGGACCACCGGCAGGAGCACCAAAGCCTGGAGCACCTACATTACCGCCATACAGACCAGGGGCAGGTCCTGTTTGGGGACCAGGGGTGCCCATAGGACGAGAAGCGTTTTGTTGTTGGGTAGATTCTTGATCGCGCATCTGAAGTGCAGCACGACGTTGTGCCATACCCTCGGCCGCCATCTGGCGCATCCGTGGATCATTTCTATTGGCGCCCATACTAATGACTAATTGCCTAAAACTATCCTAACTTGATTTATTCTTCCAGCTGCATACGAGCCCATACGCTCATCGTTGCTTCTTCCAGGGGAATTTCAATTGGATCATCCTTGAAAACCAACATGAGTTCACGAATAGCGCGATCAGCTCCAGCCATTAATAATCCCTTGCGATCTTTATTGGCCGTAAATTGATCAACTTGTGCAATTGTCCCACGGAGTTCTTTTTGCATCGAAGCAATACGTGCAACTCCAGCGTCACGTTTGACGGCACCCATCTCAATATCGTCACGCAACTTACGAATATCTTCTTGCATCTCCTCGATTTCGTAGAGGAGTTTTTTAAGATGATCCGGTTTTTTGTAATGGTTTTTTACCCAGCCATCACACGCAGTAATGGTCCCTTTGTAACCAAGGAACCGAGCGTAGATATATACCTCAATAATTGAGTAATTATCAGAGGCAAAAGAACAGAATGATTCCTGGGTTGCAGAGTCTAAATTATCGACCCAGGTATCAAATACCTCAATATCGATAAGCTCGTTGGGCCTGACCGTAGTCTCGTTCTTCGTCTTTTTGCTTGAACTCTTGCTGCTGTCCTGTAGAAGTGCGCTGCTCTTCTGCTCCCTTACCGATGGTTTCACGTTCTTGTTCACCAGCAGTCTCCATTTTCTTTTTGGAAAATTCGTAAGCCACGCCAGCAGCCTGGCGATATTTATCTAGATCAAACCAATCATCAACATCGGTTTGGCCTGCGGGTACGCTGCTGGTCATGGCTTATAAATCTTACAAGAGAAAATCAGAAATTGCTCATCATGGAAGCAAGGCCCTGGGCATAAATATCCCGACGACCTTCAAGAGATTTTTGACGCTGTTGACGGCCTTTGGAGCCCTCAAGTCGAGCTAACAGTTGCTCAAACTTATTGATATCGAAATAGTCGTCAGCAGTCGACTGACCAGTAGGAGTAGAGGTCATGGCAATCAGAAGTTAGACATCATGGAAGCAAGACCCTGGGCATAAATGTCGCGGCGACCTTCCAGGGACTTCTGGCGCTGTTGACGGCCCTTAGAACCTTCAAGGCGCTGAAGCAGTTGTTCAAACTTATTGATATCAAAGTAATCGTCAGCTTCAGGCTGACCAGTAGGAGTAGAGGTCATTCTTTGTTTTCAGAACTAAACTAATTATATCAAGTGATATTCAACTGAAGTTGAATGCACCAACAAGTTGCTTATAGATATCACCCTGTGCAGAAATCTTTTGAACTTCTTTGGCGCCTTCATTTTTAAGCTTCTGGGTTTCCTTATCAATCTCACCCTGAAGGTTTGTCAGTCCTGCACTAAACAGATATTGACGGGTGTCACGTAAGTTTTGGGACTGTTCCTCCAGCTCTGCCGGTGTTCCGGTAAACGACTCACCAAAGTCAGAAACTGTAATACCAGTGCGTTTTGCAAGGTCTTGACCGCCGTAAGTAGGCAGTAAATTCTTAGCAAAAGTAAATGTACGTTTACCGGTACGATCACCTTTTTCGTCGGTAGTTTGCTTACCGAACATGGTGTCGTAATAGTTATCCAGATAACTCTGGTTAAATTTCTTCTGATATTCCTGGCTTTTGGTAAGGGAATCCTTGAGATCCTGGACGTTACTGTAATAACCTTGCTGGAAACGCTGGAGAGAAGATGCCTTTTCCTCTGCTGTTGCCTGACGACCAAGAAGCTCTTCGTAGGCAGCACCAATGGAAGTCTCCCGCTGCTTAGGAAGCAACTCGCTGGTATAAATATTGGTTAAATCCGAGACATCAGTCTCGGGAGGTGTCATGTCATATTTAGTTGCATAATCACGTAATTGTGATGTTGCATCTTTATAACTAATTAAACCCTGGCGAAGTTGTGATTCAACACCTTTGCGAAGGCCTGCATATCCAGCTGC